AGGTGTTGGACAAAACACAGTGGGCTAATCGCATTGACCCATACATGGATGATGCAGATTTGAGAACTACAAGGAGCATAGGCACACAGAAGCTGACGAAAACTACAGCAGAGAAGTGTGAGCAGTGTGATGGAACTGGTTATGTAAGAAAGGTAAAGAAGGATGGAACTCTTTACGCAAAAGCAAATAGATGCCCTTCTTGTGATACTTTGGGTTATATTCTCCGTCCTTCTACTACTGTAGCTGGTCTGAAGTTTAAACCACCTTCAGCTAAGTGGGCATCTGCAAATGGTTTCAGCACAAGTAAGCAAAACCTTGAAATACTTGAACGTGTAGCCAAGACAAAGGGCATGGATGAAGCTGTATCATTCTTGTCTAAGGTACGCAGACTATCTGCTGTTGAAACATACTTGTCCTCTTTCGTTGAGGGCATTAAGACACACAAGAAAGCTGATGGTAAACTGCACGTCCGTTTACTTCAGCACCGTACTGCCACTGGTCGTTTCTCTGGTGCAGACCCTAATATGCAGAATATGCCACGTGGTGGCACATTCCCTGTGAAGCGAGTGTTCGTATCACGGTGGTCTGGCGGCAAGATACTTGAGGCAGACTTTGCACAGCTTGAGTTTCGTGCAGCCGCATATCTTTCACAAGATGGAGTAGCCATTGAAGAAGTATCTACTGGGTTTGATGTACACTCATATACCGCTCAAGTTATTACCGATGCTGGTCAATCTACGGATAGGCAGACTGCAAAGGCTCACACGTTTGCACCGCTTTATGGCGCAACAGGCTTTGGGAGAACACCAGCGGAAGCAGAGTACTATACACACTTCACGGAGAAGTACCAAGGCATCGCAGATTGGCATTCCCGACTGGCTAAAGAGGCTATAGCTACTGGCCGCATTACTACGCCGTCGGGCAGGCAGTTTGCTTTCCCTGATGTACGGCGCAACAGTCGTGGTCGTGTGACTAACTTCACACAGATCAAGAACTATCCTGTGCAATCGTTTGCTACGGCAGACATTGTGCCTGTGGCACTATTGCACATTGATAAACTGCTTGACGGCATGCAGTCATGTGTGGTAAACACAGTGCATGACTCAATCGTCATCGACGTTCATCCAGACGAAGAAAGGAGAGTAATCGAAGTAATACAAGAGACTAACAACTCTTTGCCTAACTTGATCGCCATACGTTGGGGGTTGACGTTCAATGTTCCGCTGGAACTAGAGGCAAAAATCGGCCCCAACTGGCTTGACACTAAAGATGTGTCGTGATATAACTATGGATTCTAACTCGAAAGAAGGAGTATAAACACATGGAACTGACAACTATTGACACGAACAACTATGCAGCAATGGCGAAGGCAATGGGCATCGCCAACGAGAGTGCCGGTGAGCGTAAGCAGGCCAGCACCCTCGCTCGTCTACGCATCAATCACTCACCTGTCATGGGTGAGGCAGAAGTAAACGGCAAGACCGTCAACATGGAAGTGATTGGCGGCGGTACGTATAAGCTGGAGGTGCCTGATGGCCCGACATACTATGCGGAGTCCGTGAAGATTCGCCCGTACCTTCAACGCTTCATGTACAAGCGTTTTGTACGTGGCTCTGGTGACGCACCTAATCGTTATGTGAAGACTGTCATGGCTGACAATCTGAACATTGACCTCAAGGATAATGACGGTGGCTTCAACTGCGGTAAGCCTGCTGGCTACATCCAAGACTTCAAGGCTCTGCCTGAGAAGACACAGGAACTGATCCGCCAGATCAAGCGTGTACGTGTAGTGCTTGGCACTGTGCAGCTTGAGGGTGCTACTGATGCCAGTGGCAATCCTGTTGAGGTGGACGAGACACCATTCATCTGGGAAGTAGAGAACCGTGATGCGTTCAAGAACGTAGGCAATGCGTTCACCCAGCTTGCCAAGATGAAGCGTCTGCCTGTGCAGCACCTCATCACTGCCAACACAGAGGAGCGTAAGATTCCTACTGGCGCAGTGTTCTACCTGCCGGTTGTGTCTCTGGACGTGACCAAGACCCTTGAACTGACAGACAACGAGCAGACTATGTTCGCTGACTTCATGCAGTGGGTAAACAACTACAACGAGTATATCATCAATGCTTACGCTGAGAAGGCGACTAGCCGCAATGATGAGGATGACGAGTTCATCGTGGATGGACTTGTTGATATCGAAGTAGAAGAGGTAGCGTAATGAACCACCCTGCTGAACTGGCGTTGTACCAGTACATGGAGAATGCTGCTAGTGGTAAGTCCACCATGTCGGCGGATACTATCCAGCAAGTAAGTCTTGATGTATCATCTGCACTTGCACGTCAGTTTGGTGGGGGCAACAAGCGTGACGAGTTTGGTCTGCGTATGTCAAACGTAGGCAGGCCGACTTGTCAGCTTTGGTTTGAGAAGAACGAACCAGAGAAGGCATTGCCCCTTCCAACTACATTCGTAATGAACATGATGCTTGGAGACATCGTTGAAGCTGTCTTCAAAGGTCTACTGAAAGAAGCAGGAGTACAGTATGAAGATGATGCAAAGGTTACTCTCCAGCTTGATGACGATACATCCATCTCTGGCACATATGATATTGTTATTGACGGTGCTGTTGATGATATCAAGTCAGCATCTAATTGGTCGTATACTAACAAGTTTGAATCCTTCGACACTCTTAGACAGGGTGATGCTTTCGGGTATGTAGCACAGCTTGCTGGCTATGCGAAGGCGGCAGACAAACGTGCCGGTGGATGGTGGGTAGTGAACAAAGCCAATGGCGAGTTCAAATATGTACCCGCAACAGGTATTGACATCGACAAGGAAGTAGGCCATATTCAACAGACGGCTGACACGCTGGAAGAAAACAAGTTTGAGCGTTGCTTCGATGCCGTACCGGAGAAGTTCCGGGGCAAAGAGACAGGCAACATGGTGCTTGACCAGAACTGCGTGTTCTGTCGCTATCGTTTTGCCTGCTGGCCCGGACTGACGGAACGTCCTGCGGTAGCATCACAGGCCAAGCAACCAAAGACGGTTGCATATGTATCACTAGCAGAGGAGTATAAGAATGGATGATGTATATGATACCGAAACTCTCGCAGAAGAGATCAAAGCTACTGAACGCAAACTTAGCGACTTGCGTCAGGAATATCGTGAACGAAAGACTGCTGGCCTTCGTGCGGCTCTTGAAGCACGTAAGGAAGCAGAGAGGATGATACGTGAAGAGATGAAAGGACTAGACCACCGTGACTGTTACGTCACATTTAAGAGTGTAGGTAGCCTTGCCTAATCACGCTGCGTTCCGTGCAGCACGGAAGTATGGATATAGGAGCGGACTAGAACACAAGCTGTCTGTATACCTAGATGAACTGGCCGTCTCGTATCTCTACGAGAAGGTCAAGATCGAATGGGAAGACCTTGCGTACCGCACCTATACTCCAGACTTTGTGCTGGACAACGGTATCATCATTGAGACGAAGGGTATGTTCACTGCGGCGGATAGGCGCAAGCATCTTGCAATCAAGAAGCAGCATCCCAAGCTGGACATACGCTTTGTCTTTGAGAACAGCAGACGTAAGCTGCGCAAAGGAGCGAAGTCCACTTACGCAGAGTGGTGCATCAAGTACGGGTTCAAGTACTATGACCGCATCATTCCAGAGGACTGGCTCAAAGAGAAAGGGAAGAACAAGCACCCGAAGTTCATCAAGTTTAGTGGAACCAAAGTGAAGAGGAGATAACTATGACACATGATTCAATCGAAGGCGACGATTTCGTCATCCGTGTAAGACCGTTTACCAAAGGCGAACAGTGGACAGGCGAGATTGACATTTCAATTATCTCCTCTCCAGACAACATGCTGGACGATGAAAGCTATGGACAGCTTATGCACTTCTGCAAGATGATGTGTTCGACTGTGCCTATCATGGAGCATGACGAAACTGTGCGCAACATGGTACACAATTATGTATTGGAAGTTGTTGACAACGAACCCGAAGACATGGTAGAAGAAGACGATCAGGAGATTACCATCACCCAAGAGGATGGTAACGTGGTACGTCTGGACTTCTCCAGCAAGACCAAGGGCAACGCATAGTGAGACACGAGGAGTACATGAAGATGAAAGCCAAAGAGCAAGATATGGTAAACAGTCCGCCACACTACAACAAGGCTGGCATCGAATGTATTGATGCCATCGCTGCAGCTACAGGTGATGGCTATGAGCATTACCTGCAAGGTAATATTATCAAGTACCTGTGGCGTTACCGCTACAAGAACGGTACAGAAGACCTCAAGAAAGCACAGTGGTATCTAGCCAAGCTAATTGAGGAGGTCGAAGGCTGTTACGATGAAGGTTAAAGTATTCATCACGATAGACATTGACCCCGAAGAGTACCCAATCCCTGCCGACGAAGATGTCGGCATGGAGATTGAGGATGGTATCCGTGAGTACTTCTACGATGTAGACGGTGCTGACATACGACATATTAAGACGCTAACGGAGTGACGCAATGAACAATTATCTACCTACAGACTACCAGAACTTTATCGCCCTCTCACGGTACGCCCGATGGAAAGAGGACGAGCAACGTCGTGAGACTTGGATGGAAACAGTCGAGCGATACTTTGATTACATGAGCAAGCACCTTGAGGAGAAGCATAACTACACCATGCCGGATGACCTGCGTGGTGAACTTGAGGTTGCTGTGCTTGACCAAGACATCATGCCAAGTATGAGAGCATTGATGACCGCTGGCCCTGCGCTTGACCGATGTCATGTAGGCGGTTACAACTGTTCGTACGTTCCCGTAGACAGTCCTCGTGCATTTGACGAGACTATGTACATTCTCATGTGTGGCACTGGTGTAGGCTTCTCTGTGGAGAGACATCACACAGATAAGCTGCCTATCGTCAACGAAGACATGCACGACACAGATACCGTCGTGAAGGTTGGCGATTCTCGTCCGGGCTGGGCCAAATCACTGCGTGAGTTAATCTCTCTCCTTTACGCAGGACAAGTGCCACAATGGGACACCAGCGAGGTTCGCCCTGCTGGCGCACGTCTCAAGACTTTTGGTGGTCGTGCAAGTGGCCCAGCCCCACTAGAGGAACTATTCCAGTTTACGGTTGAGATGTTCAAGAAAGCGTCAGGCCGTCGCCTGTACCCTATTGAGTGCCA